CAAAACGTAAACTAGATCCTGAGTGGCAGATTAAAAATACTGAACCTATTTTTCCTTCTAAATCAAGTTTATTTACAAAAAAACAAATTAAAAATACAGCTAATTCGCCATTAGAAGGGTCATTTGGAAAACAAGAAGTTGAACCAAAAGCTCAACCGAAATCTGAACCAAAGGCTAAACCGAAAGCTGAACCAAAGGCTAAACCGAAAGCTGAACCAAAGGCTAAACCAAAAGCTGAACCAAAGGCTCAACCGAAAGCTGAACCGAAAGCTGAACCAAAGGCTCAACCAAAGGCTCAACCAAAGGCTCAACCGAAAGCTGAACCGAAAGCTGAACCAAAAACTCCAGCACCAACATCAGCACCAGTTCGTGTACGTGACGAAGAAACCGAAGAAGAAAAGCGTGAAGCTGCTGAGGCTAAAAATGCAGCAAGAATGGCTGCTAATAGAGCAAGAGATACAGCTGCATCTAAAGAACGTAATGCTTCTAAAATAGCTTTAGCAAAACCAGCTTCATCAAGACCAGTGAAAAAACTTAAACCCAAAGAACAAGATGGTCTCACACCAGAACAAACAAAAATAGCACTGGCCATACAAAGAGAAGGTTTAAAGAAGAAACAAAAAGAAGATGTTCCTTTTGATAATATGACAGATTCTACTCAATATTATGTTACTTCAATCTTAAAAAATCTTTTAGGTTGATTGTATAAATACATATGTGAAAGTAATAGAAAAAGTTTCTTCTAGAGAGACTATCTTTAATTTAATGCCGTCATCAGATAATTTTGATTATCAGGCATTTGTAACTAAAATTAAAAATTTAAAAATGCAACCATTTCATGATGTGTATATTTTTACACCAAATGAAATGTGTTTTGCTATTTTAAAAGAATTAAAAAATAAAAATATTGATATAAAGCAAATGGAAATCAAACATGGGTTGGCTAAATTTGAGGTAGCATAATGGCTGACGATTATGAAATTGTAGAAAACGGTACAGATGACATGGATGTCGTGAGAGATCCACGTGCAAGTGTTCGTGATGCAATGGCTAGTATCGATGCACAACGCAACGCATTAAAAGCCCAAAAAGAATTTGGTTTTGATGAAAGTTCATTTGGTTATAATGTTTACGAAAATAAAGAAATTGAAACTTACGGTTTAGCAGAACAACGTAAAGACAATTTAAAAAATGTTATGGAGAATGATATATTGTATTCTTCGTATTTTTCTAAAAGATATGGAAGTTTATCTGTATACTTGGAGATGGATGATCAATTATATCCAAAAGGATTTAATCCATTAAGCGATAAATATGTTTCCGTAAAAATTGCCAAAGAAGGCAAACTTTATATTGCAGACTTTATAAATCCAAATCAAATTATTGAAGAACTATTAGATGGTATTGTTTCTTTTCTGGTTATGAAAGTAAATGGTCAGGTTGCTATCATAATGGGATCGCTAAAAGAAGGTATTGTTAACGGCGAAGAACATGTAAGACAAGCAGCCTTCAGTCCATTAGGTGATGGTCGTATTTTGTTGTGGAGTACAGTCAAACAAAAGTGGAGTTCTTTCTACCCCGACAATCTTCTTTCGATGACACGAGATGACACAGATGATTTAGAATAAATATCAGTAATGGAAGACTTTAAAGATTTAAAAACTGAACGTCATCTAAATGCTCTTCTATTAAGAGAAGCTAAACTCTTAATCAAAAATTATGAAGCATACTTATTGGATAAAATGACATCCAAAGAGTTAGCCACCGAAATGTTGAATCTTACCCATATAATACAAAGAATTGAAAACAGCGGCAAATAACATTGACGTTGGTGTTATAGTGTGGTAAAATATACGCATGATCGTAAATTACGAACCAAAACTTGATTACTCTGATGTTCTGATTGTACCACGACTTTCTGATGTAAAATCTAGAAATGATGTAAAGCTAGAAGTTTCAACGACTTTTAAAAGTGGTAGAGTTTGGAATGGTATTCCAATTATGGCAACAAATATGTCTACCATCGGTACACATAAGATGGCTTTATCTCTTTCAGAACATAAGATTGTAACTTGTCTTAAAAAAGGTTTTGATTATTACGAATCCTTTGTATCTCAGTATCCTGATAAAGAACAATATGTTGCTTTGAGTTTAGGACTAGATGCACAAAGTAAATTGTGGGTTGATACTCCACATACAAATGATCCAACGTTTATTTGCTTAGATGTAGCAAATGGGTATATGAAAGAGTTTCATTCTTTTGTTAGAAAGGTAAGAGAGAAATGTCCGAAGTCGATAATTGTAGCAGGGAACGTAGTGACATCAGACGGAGTGGAAGCATTGTCGCTTGCTGGTGCAGACTTAGTGAAAGTGGGAATAGGTGCCGGGTCAATGTGCCTGACACGGAGAATAGCGGGAGTGGGTTACCCACAATTGTCCGCAGTAATGGAGTGTGCAGAAACCGCAGCAGCATTAGATATTGGGATCGTTGCTGATGGTGGAATAGTACACTCCGGAGATATTGCAAAATCTTTTGTTGCTGGTGCTGCATTTGTTATGATTGGTGGGATGTTTGCCGGACATGACGAGTGTGGCGGTGAAATTCGTCATAAAGAGCATGGACAGCTTACGATGTTGCATTACGGCATGAGCAGCAAAACTGCAAATGAAAAATACAATGGTGGGCTGTCCACATATCGTGCGTCAGAGGGACGTACAGTGGAGGTTCCTTACCGTGGACCTGTATACAATACGATACAAGAAATTCTTGGTGGTTTGCGCTCGGCTTGTTCTTATGTTGGTGCTTTTGATTTGCCTTCTTTATATACCAATGGTACAATGGTGAAAGTAAATCGTACTATCAACAATATTTTTGAAGAGAATGAAATATGAATATTTTTGCTTTAGATAAAGATCCTCTTATTGCTGCTCAAATGATGTGTGACAAACACGTCGTAAAAATGATTCTTGAAGGTTGTCAAATGCTTTCAACAGTTCATTCTTTAGATACAGTACAAGATAATAAAATAACATTGTACAAACCATGTTTTCATAATCACCCATGTACTATTTGGGCAAGAGCATCTAAATCAAATTATTATTGGTTGGCTAATCATACATTTGAATTAACAAATGAATATAGTAGTCGTTATTATGGTAAAATCCATAAATCTACTGATATGGCATATTGGTTTACTAAAAATGCACCAAGCAATCTCCCAAATACTATTTGTACTGACTTTGCACAAGCAATGCCAGAACAATACAAGAATGTTGATGGAGTAACCGCATATCGTGCATATTATCTTGGAGAGAAAGCTAAATTTGCTAAGTGGAAGTTAGGAAATGAACCTATGTGGTTTACATCTGCAATGCTATCAAATAAAGTTATTTTAGTTTAACGAGGCATTTTAATTTTTTGACCCACACTTAATTTGTTTGGGTCTAAGCCAGGATTGGCTGCTTGAATTTGTTTAATCTTAGCCGGATCACCTTTAGTTAATTTCCATAACGTTTCGCCACTTTGAATCGTATGGTCATTGTCAACTACTGGTGATACCGGTTTATTCTTTTTAGGTTGTGTTGGAGTTCCACCAAGTGGTTCAGCTAATTTTGTAACTGTATCTATTGCTTTTGGTAAAACAGATATTGCTGTTTTTACTGCTTTTCCTGTGAGTGGAAGATTATTATTTCTGCGATCTGATTCTCCTCGAATTAGAGCACTTTCAGCCTCCATTCTCTTTGCAATTCCTGGAAGTAATTTACCTTTAATTGGTACACCATCTCTAGATGCTCTGTATTCAGCATTATTTAAAAGTTCATCAGCAGCCGCATCATATTGTTTTTGTTTTAATAAGCTTAAAGCTTTTGGTGATCCGCCTAGTGTTCCTCTATATGTTGAGGAGTACAATCCTTTTTGTGCGTCTGGTGTATAATCATCTATATCGGGAACAAGATCTCTCAATCTTTGTATGTGCTCATCGGTATCCAAATCACTTAAACTCTGAACCTGATCTTTTGTTAACTTTGCTTTTCCAGAACGTAAATTTTCATAACTAATATCTGGAGCAACTGTTTGTAATTTTTTTCTAGAAGATTCTGAGTCATTTAAACTATGACCAACACCAATTGTAGGATCTGCTGCACTACCATGAAGCCCCAAGATTTGATCTTCATTTCCCTGTATTTCATAAGGTCGAACAAAATCTTGTAAATCTTTTCTGACAGGCGGTAAGGGTGCTTCCATCAAAAATTGTTTAAATCTTAGCATATAATAACCTTTGACTTTGTTCTAGTTCATGGTATAATATGACAAAGGAAACATACAATGAACGTTCAACTATTTAGACTAAACTCAGGCGAAGAAATTTTGACTCGATACGAAGAAACCGAAACAGGCTATGTCTTTAAAGACCCAGCAGTTTTAATTCCAATGGAACAGGGGCAAATTGGTATGATGCCTTGGATGATGTATACGGACATTTCCCAAGGTGTTACTATTCCAAAATCATTTATTGTTTTTCATGTAAGCCCAGTCGCTGCACTGAAGAATCAATATGATGCTAACCTAAACAAAGGAATCGTTGCTCCTTCGAAGTCTTCGAAGTTAAAGTTGACGATGGATTAAATTGGATATAAACACGATAACTAAACTTTATGTTCCTATTGCCAAACCTATATCAATGGCAATGGAAAGACAAAAGAAACATATTTCTATTATTTTGTACAAAAAAGAAATTGTTGCTATTGGTCAAAATGAGTATAAGACTCATCCACAAAGTGTAAAACTTGGGTATAGGTATCCTGAGATGCATTCTGAGTTAGATGCATTCAGAAAAATCCCAAGAAGTTATCGTGATAAAAAATTAGTCCTTCTTAATTTTAGATTTAATCGGTTTGGTGTTTACAGAAATGCTAAACCATGTCCAATATGTCACAAATGGTGTGCTGATATTTTTCATGATATCTTTTATACAAGTGATGACGGAATTCTTAAATTAGAGGATTAACCAATGGAAACACGTAATATAATTGATCATTACCATTATTGGGAACATGATGCAATCTTATCCGATTTGGACGATAAACGTTTTAATTATTCAGTTGTCTGTTGTAATATTGGCAATGATTTTAATATTGCCACCGTTATACGAAACGCTAATGCGTTTCTGGCGAAAGAAGTAATTATCTATGGCAATAAAAAATATGATAGGCGTGGTACTGTTGGTACTCACCATTATACCAATTTTCGTCATGTACGAAATATTGATGATTTTGGATCGTTTATTGAATCCAAATCATGTGACACCGGAGGACAGATCCGACTCATAGGAATCGATAATGTTCCTACTGCTAAGGATGTAAGCACTTATGATTTTGATCCAAATATTCATTACATAATGATTTTTGGACAAGAACAAATTGGTGTACCAACAGAAATTTTAAATATCTGTAATGATATTTTGTATATTCCACAGTACGGTTCTGTGCGAAGTATTAATGTTGGTACTGCCAGTGGAATTTTAATGAATTCTTATTGTTCCAAAATCACACAAACTCTGGGCCTCGGAGTATAAAAATTTGGGGCTTTTTTGCTTGATGGTGTAACGGTAGCACCGAACCCTTTGAAGGTTTTTGTTTAGGTTCGAATCCTAATCAGGCAATTGGTGGAGAATCGATTGAGACTGCTTTGGTGGTAAAGGAAGCCCTGTTCTAAGTATAAACCCTTGGGACACGTCTACAAGGATCTAGATGGCATTGTAGACCACTTTATGAAGATCTTCTTCAGTAAATATTATAATAAATTTGTCAGAAAATGACATAAAGTTACTAAATATTATCGATGAGATACTTGCTGTTTTTCAGTATACAAAGTATCCGCTTCGCCTGATATGAAAATAACAGAACTAACCTACGAAATCCGTTTGTTGGCTCGCAAAGAAATAGATCCTTCTCGTAAGGATCTATTTTACCAAGTAGCTAGTCTACTTGAATATACAGATGACCTTGTAAAACAATGCGATCTAGCAGTTTGTGATGGACTTAAATCTGGCACGGGCCCCATTGAATTAAACGGGGAACAAATATGCCCTGTGGATAAAGAAGTTTTAGGAATGATGGATGATTTCATCACCGAACTTATCCATAAAGGCTATTTTCCTCAAGAAGATAGATGGGAAGAAAT